TGCTCAGCCGACCGCGATGAGAAATGTGAACTCTGGCGGATTCACGAGTGCACGGCTGACTGACAATGCTTGCACTCATAGTCTGTCTACTTCTTATGACGGGTTCACGTTCTACCCGGAGAGCAGTGATATGACCGGAAACATCGTCGTCTTCGGGTATGAGGAGTAGGGAATGACTATTGCTGGTCTGAAACTGATCGTGCCGACGTCGGTCGCTGCTACGGGTGCCGGATCGTCAGCGACGGTCAGCGCCACAGGCAAAGTAACATTCACAAGCGCAGCAACGATTAGCGTGAACGGCTGTTTCACATCGTCCTATGACAACTATCTGGCGGTGTGCCGCGCAACCCTCGCATCCGGGTCATCCGTTCTTCAGGCCGTCCGTCTGCGTGCGTCTGGAACTGACGACACCGGGAACAACATCACGCGACAGTATCTAGCGGCCTTTTCCACGAGCGTTACAGGTGCGCGTAACACTTCTACGAATGCTGGTCTGATTGGCAACAAAAACAGCGGCACAATGTCTGGCGATCACATCTACTTTTATGGACCGTACCTGACGCAACCGACCGCCATTCGCAACGTGAACGCAGGGAACGTGGATTCCGCAAGCATCCTTGATTGTGCATTTACGCATTCCCTGTCATCCGCTTATGACGGATTCACCATATTTCCCGTGACTAGTTCAATCACGGGAACGCTGACCGTATACGGCTTGGCTGAATAAGGAAGAAGGAGCATCATGGCACTAGAACCGTGGACGATCACTACCGTCTATCCCGACGGACGCACCGAGGAACGCTTGGCTACCGCTGAGGAAGTGGCACAGCGGGAGGCTGATATCGCTGCTGCCGAGGCGCAGCGTGTGGCGGAGGAGCAGGCGAAGGCGGAGTGTGAGGCGGCTCGTGCGTCTGCCGTGGCTAAGTTGGCGGCTCTTGGTTTGACTGATGCGGAAGTTGCCGCGATCCTGCCATGACCTTCGACGCTCCCGCCGACCTGGTGCCGCTGGTTGTCCTGACGACCGCCATCCTCGGCGGCATCCTCTGGCTGATCCGTACGCAGATTGCCATATCCAAGACGCTGCAACCGAACGGCGGCACGTCGGTGAAGGATCAACTCAACCGTATCGAGTCCGAGGTTCGTGACGTTCGGACAAAGATTGACGACCACGTTACGTACCACCTGAACAACGACCTCTAACTAACCCTGCACACACGGCCACCTTCGGGTGGCTTTTCTATTTGGAGGCACTATGCCTGCGATACCTGCCAGATACCGCCGTTGGCTCTACGCCTGCGGTGTCGCCGTCGTCCCCGTGCTGGTGGCGTTCGGCTGGATTGAGGACTCCGTGGCTCCGGCCATCATCGGCCTGGTTTACGCCGTGTTTATGGGTGGACTTGCTGCGGCTAACGTCTCGCCGGACGAGTAATGGCGCGCTTGTGTCGCGGCGGTGTCACGCTGCGCAAGCAGATTGATGACAGGTGGCCAGCGCGGGATCGCCGCACAGATGGATGGGTGGCTGATTTCCGTCATTCACAGCGGCGCAGCTTCCACAACCCCGACAAGCACGGCGTGGTGTACGCCCTCGACATTGACGAGAACATGGGACGCGGCAAGGAACGCAACGGGGCGACCGCGCGGCAGTTGGCCGACGAACTCGTGGCATACGCAGCGAGCAACCTGCCGGGTGCCAAGCGCATCCTGCACGTTGTCTATGAGGACCAGGTGGCAAGCGGCACCTACCGCCGCTGGTTCTGGAAGTGGCGCGGCAAGGGCTACGGCCACACCGGGCACATCCACATTACGTTCACACCCGCCGCTGACACTAACGATGGACTATTCCCGCTGCCGATCCTGGCGCGGGATGAGGTCGTGCGCAAAGCCTGGAGCGAGGCGCTAGGTCTATGACCCTGGCCGAGAGGCTTGGCGACGCGCGACCCGCGCAGCGTGGACTCCCCTGCCGTACTGCGGTGATCCTGGCTGACCTGGACGACGACGACGCGCACGCGCTACGGGCCGCACTCAACATCCCTAAGGGTGACCCGGCTCGGTTGTCCTCGCATCGGATCGCTGAGTTGCTCCGGCTGGAGGGGTACGACATCCACTACAAGTCCATTGAGACGCATCGCAAGCACGGGTGCAGGTGCTTCAAGCATGGCGCTGGCCGAGTCGCTGACGCCTAGGCCGCCGCGCGTCCTGGTCTATGACATTGAGACCTCGCCGCATCTGGTGTGGACATACAACCTCCACGACACGTCCATCCGTCCTGACCAGATCGTGACCCCGTCGCGGCTGCTGTGCTGGGCTGGGAAGTGGACCGACTCGCAGCAGGTCATGTATTACAGCGAGCACCACAACTCCCGGCGCGAGATGGTGGAGGCGCTGTGGCACGCGCTCAATGACGCTGACGTGGTGGTCGGTTACAACCATCGAGGCTTTGACAACAAGCACGCGATGCGCGAGTTCGTCACGTCGGGCCTGGGACCGCCGTCGCCATGGGTGGACGTGGATCTGCTCAAGGAAAACCGGCGACTGTTCAAGTTCGCCAGCAACCGGCTCGGCTATGTGACCGAGACCCTGGGGCTGCCGACGAAGTTGGACACCGGGACCGGCCTGTGGCGCAAGGTGCTGGACGGCGACGAGAAGGCGTGGGCCAAGTTCAAGGCGTACAACGTGGCCGACGTGCGCGCGACCCAGGCGCTCCTGGAATACCTCGCCCCGTATGTACGAAACGTACACCTCGGCCTGTTCACGGGTGACCCCACCTGCTGTCCTACCTGCGGTGGGACTGACCTGACCCCGATGGGTAAGACGTACACCAGGACCGCTGCGTATCCGCAACTGATGTGTGGCTGCGGTGCGTGGTGCAAAGTCCTAGCCAACGGGCAGACCAGACCAATCTAGGGAGCCTGAGTGATTGACCCTGCGCTGGCAAGTGAAGCGGTGGCCACGATGATGGGCGACCGCATGGCGACCCACGGAAAGCCAGAGGACACCCTGGGCCGGATCGCCGGCATGTGGTCCGGCTACCTCGGTCGGGACCTGTCGGTGGCCGACGTATCAGCCATGATGACGATGGTCAAGTTGGCCAGGGCTCGACACGGCTACGACCGCGACCACTACCTAGACGCCATCGCCTACACCCTGATTGCCGAGGCCAGCGCACGGTCATGGTCAAGATAGTCATCGGGGACGTGGAGGTGCGGTGGGATGGTGACATCTCGCTGCGCCAGTTGCGCTTCTTGATGCGTGAGGCTGCCGGGATCGCGGTGGCCATCAACGCCGAGACTGAAACACCCGAGGAGACCAAGACCACCGTGGCGCTCGGCTTCACTACCGAGGTGGCCGCATACGACGAGCCGGACCTGAGCGAGTGGTTCGAGGAGTCTCCCTAGACCGCATGACGCACGAACCCCCCAGCAGCCCAATACAGGGTCGCTGGGGGGTTCACTTGCGTTACAGGCCAGCCACGGCCCTGTATTGGTTCTCAGGTTCTACGGCTGCGTAAATCTGCGTGGTTGCCACCGACGAGTGGCGCAGCAGATCCCGCGTGACTAGCAGGTCGCCGCTCTGACGGTAAATGTTGGTTGCAAACCAATGGCGGCATTGGTGGAAGCGTGCTGCGACCCCGAGATCCATGGCCCAGGCCGTCCACCTGTGGCTCATCGAGTCGGGCCGCATCCTCCAGAGTGGACCGCGTGCCGGGTAGCGGCTGAACAAATCCACCACCAGGTCATGCGCAGGCACGATGGCTTCCACGTTGCCTTTCCCGTGAAGTCGCAGCGCATACCCGCTGCGGTTGCGGATCAGATCCTCCGCATAGAGGCCGACCACATCCGAGGCACGGCAGCCCGCGTACAACCCGAGCAGCGTCCAATCCCGCTGCCGACCCGAGCCAGCCAGCAGGACGCTGACCTCCTCGTCCAGCAGAGGTCGCGGCAGGGACCGTCCGGCACCCGGCAGGCGTACCCCGACGGTCGGGTCACGTTCGACCAGGCCGAGGGTCAGGAGGTCCCGGTAGGCGGCTCGCAAGGCGGCGAGGTACACCCTGCGGCTAGACGGCTTGAGATCGGCGGGCAGGCTCTCCAGCACGTCGGCTGTGGTCGCTTCATCCGGTGGAACCCGCAGGGCGCGCAGGCGAGCAACCCGCTGCTCGACCGTCCCCGGGGAGTACCCGAGCCGGATGACGTGGGTCTCGTAACTTTGGATCAGTTCGGCGTGTCGGTCTTGACTGGTCATTGTTTGTGCGTACATCATTTCTCAGCACCATTTCCTGTCTGGCCAACTCCCCCGAGCTGGCTACCTCCCAGGATGGCAAGCGCTGCATTTCACGGTGGCGTTGTTGCGTAAATGCCGTGAGCTGCAACTCCTGACCGTCCTGGCCGATGGTTGGGAGGCCATCTGTGCTCGACGGTACGCCTTCATTTCGCATTTACCACGCTCATTCCGACAAAGTGAGCATATTGCAAGGTTGTACGCACAAAGCGCATAACGGACAAATAACCCACACCCCCCTAGACCGACCCGTCGCACCTCCCATTGGCGGCGGGTCTCTATTCGTGCGCGCTCTCTCCTGTCAGCGCGTACTGCCAGACCCCCCTCTGGCGACAACTGAATAACCCACCAAGTGCGTGGAGGGGCGGCTCCCCTGCGCAACCCCCCTAGGGCTGCCCCTCCACCTCCATAAGGAGGAGTTATGTGGATCACCCTCGCAGCCCTCGGGCTGTTTACCGCGTGGATCGCCTTCCTGTCCTACTGGAAGGGCTACGCCAAGAGCCAGCGGCACGTCCGTTGGCTGCGCCAGGAACTCCTGCGCGCCGAGCGCATCGCCGAGCAGATGAAAGACGCGGCGATAGACGCGGAACTTGACGCCCTACTCAGGACGGCTAAGTGATGGCGGCGGCGGTCCTTGCGCTGGCACTCACCGCCGTGCCGACATCCGAGCCAATCCAGATTGGCCCCAAGTTCTACCCGTCCCCGGTGTCCCTCTACCAGGGTCGGCACTACGTCCCCGAGGACAACGACAAGCGGCTGTGCATCCGGCAGCGCGAGTCACGCCACGACTACCGGGCTGTGTCCTCCACAGGCAAGTACCGGGGCGCGTATCAGTTCTCCCCCGAGTTAGGGGTGGGGGCTGCGTGGATGATCCAGAAGGAACTCAAGCGCGTCGGCATCCCTGACGAGGTGGCTGAGGGAATCGGTGAGGACCTGCGGGCGCACCCGGTGAACCAATGGGCACCCGTCTTTCAGGATCTCGCGTTCTGGCTCGTCTGGAATGACGGCAAGGGCGCACGCCATTGGGACGTGCCTGGCGAGCGGTGCGGGTTATGACCCCCGAACAGGCGGCGAAACTGCGCGAGCCGTTCCCGAAGTCAGCCATCGGCAAGATGCCGAAGGCGGGTCTGCAACTCGATTACGTCGGCCATGCGGCAGTTACGCAGCGACTACTAGAGGTGGACCCAACCTGGACCTGGCAGCCAGCCGGAATCAACGACAACGGACTGCCAGCGTTCGACGAGCGCGGCGGTCTATGGATCACGCTCACGGTCTGCGGTGTGACCCGCTACGGCTACGGCGAACCGATGGGGTCCGACCCCTACGACAAGGTGAAGGGAGCCATCGGCAACGCCATACGCAACGCAGCGATGCGGTTTGGAGTGGCCCTGGATCTGTGGGCCAAGGAGGACATCACCACCACCTTTGAGCATCCCCGGCCTGTGGCAACCGACAAGCAGGTGGCCAAGTGGACGGCAGCCCTATCCACGGCACCCGACCTCGTGAAGTTGACCGCCATCGCCGAGGAGATCACGGGCTATGTGCTGCCTGATGACGTGCGTGCGGAACTGCTGGATTGCTTCCGTGGCAGGAAGGCGGAACTCGATGCATGACCTAACCGAGGCGCGTCCCGTGACAGAGACCGTGACCGCCGAGCAGATCGTGGGAATGGCGCGCGACGCCGAACTGGTGGCCGTGCTGGACTGGCTTACCGCGCAGTCCTTCCATGTGCCACAGGAGCAGCAAGACAGCGTGCTGTTGCTGCGGGATTGCTTGCGGGCGAAGGCGCACCGATGAACGCGCTCAACCCGGTCAACGTGCCGCTGGCAAGCGATAAGCGATGGCGTATCGCGGCCACGCACACTTGCACCCGGTCGCAGGCTGACTACCTAGATGACCTGCTGGCGCTAGAGGAAGTGTCACCACGCCAACTGTTCGGCGATGGCTACACCGACCTGGGCAGCCTGTCGTCCTGGGCTGTCCATTGGGCTATCGAGGTACTGACGGCGCAGGCGCAGGCACGAGCACAGCAGGAAGCCGACCGCGCAGTGGAGGAAGCACAGGAGCAGGACCTCAAGACGTGGATCGCTGCCTACTACCGCGCACGCAACCCGCAGTTAGGGGTTCTTCGTGGCTGAGTTCTGGTGCTGGGGCTGCGACGGTCGCACGGACCACAGCGAGACGTTACGCGGCCTGGTCTACAAGTGCGTCCAATGCGGCATCACCCGCGATCTATCCGACCCGAAACTGACAGGGCTCGTGAGCGGGGCTGCTGATGTCTGACCTGCTGACGTATCTGGAGGAAGTCGAGGCGCACGCCAACCCCGACTGGAAGGACGAGGCCACGCGCATCATTGAGTTGCTGGCGGCGACGCGGCAGAACTTCACCACCGACGACGTGTGGCAGCGGCTCGGCCATGTGTCCACGCATGAACCGCGCGCACTTGGCGCGCTGATGAAGCGTGCCGCTTCCCGTGGTGTCATCCGTGCCACCGACGGGTGGGCCACCTCGACCCGTCCTGAGTGCCACGGCAGGCCGATCCGCGTCTGGCGGTCCTCATGCCTCTAACGGACTTCGGTGTGCCGGTCATCTCCCTGGGTCGGTGGCGGTGCTTCCTGTGCGAGGACATCGGCAACGACGGCTGGCGGGGATTCGCGCGCCACTACGACTCGCACCATTTGGACGGGGATGACTGATGTCCAAGTCCCTGCGCCTACTCCGACGTCTGACCCGCTGCACCGTCTGCGGTGCCTGGATGCTGGAAGCCTGCACGACTAACCACGGGTGGCGGCAATGACCGCGCCGAGTCAGTTGGAGATCGTCAAGCGGCTCTCCGAGTTGTCGCGGCTGTTGGACGCCGCAACCGTCGAGGTGGCCGAGTT